GGAGTCCTGTTGCGGAGTACTCCCAAATCTGTCCGACTTCCTGTCCGTTCATAGGGTCATACCAAGCACCGCTTGAGGCTGTAGGGTCGTGTAAGAGTTCGTCTAACCACTCCCAAACATTACCAACCGCGTCTCTGATATTGAAAGCAGAAACGGCGTGCTGTACTGTACCTGTGGTGCAACGTCCTGTGTTGGTAGTTTTGCTCCAAGCATAGGTGTTGTTACCGTCCTCACCCTGCGGAGAACCATAGGCATACTGACAAAATTCTGCGTAGGACGGAAGTCTCTTACCTACACGGAGAGCCTTTTCGTTGGCGATATACCAATTAAGACCCTCTGTACCTGTGATCGGGTTTACGCCGTACTTGGACACAAGACCGTTGTCTCCGTCGTCGGAGGACAGATAAATGTCAACCCACATATCACCAACTTTAGCCATACCTGTAGGGTCACAGGTAGGACGATTGAGGAGAGTCCAAACAGAGTTAGGAACAATCCCTGCCGCCGTGTTGGTTTTCCAACCGCTACCCATAGCAGTACCGCCCGCAGATACAGGGACGTGTTCATCATTGACCGCACGAACGATACCGTAGTGGAAACCACCGATCTTACGAGAGTTACTTGCTGTAAATCCGTTAGGATAAGAGGTGTTCTTTGAAATGCGGTATGCCTCTGCGGAGAAGTCTGTTGCGTCTCCGTCGGTAGGGTCGCAGATATAAACGCAGTAGTCCTCGCCGACTGTGAGTGCGCTCACAGTAGCGTCAAAGTTCGCAGAACCGAGTTCTGTCTCCTCTGTCTTGAATACAGAGTCACCTACCGCGATCAACACACCGCCCTCAAGAATGAGTGCGCCCTCGTCGTCCACATATAAGTACTCCTTGTCGGGAGCAACTACGTCGGACATAAGAGAGAGTTTAGGAGTGGTGATCTTGGCAATATCGTTCTGCATATTCTCGTCATAACCATAGAATTTACTCATTACTCATTTCCTCCTTTATCTCGTCCATTTCTGCCTTGCTCATACCTATTCTCTGATAGATCGTAGGTGAAACTTCAAGGCGAACTGTTGTAGCGTCCGCAGGAACATTCTCGTTAAATGTAACGATAGTTCTCACTCTCTGCTGTGTCTCCTCGTCAACGACGTGATCTACTCCGGCGATAGTCAACTCGGACTCGCCTACCAACACACGCTCGTAGTTCTCGATCTCCACACAGTACACGAGAGTTACGTCCTGCTCGGTTTTCTCAAGGATAGGACAAGTGGAATAGTTCTGATTTTCCAACTTGATGATCGCCTTGAGCAAATCCTTTTTCTTGAAAATGCCCGCTCTTACCATTTCGAGGCAATTTCTAATGTCCTCGGCTGTTGCGAGGTTTTTGGGAAACTTTTTCATGTCTGTACCTCCTTAATTTGCATGATTTACATAACTTCCAACATATCCATTAACAAAGGCGAGTCCGCCACCGTCAACGAGTCTAAACTGCTTGCTTGTCATAACGTCGGTGTGGTCGATCGTCATAACTGCCGGAGCAACAAAGTAGTTCTCGTTTGAACTTGTAAGACGGTATGTTCCTGCCTCCGTTAAATACAAAGGTTTCGTGAAATCGGTCATACGATAGATCGTACCCGTTGTAAGGTTCGTAATCACAACCGAGTCGGTACTCTGTACGCCTACGGTGTCTATGACGTGAACCTTGATTGCGAGGTTCTTGACGTGAGTCATTAACTCGTCAATCTCATTCTGCAAGTGTCCGGCAACGTCTGTACCCAACTGACCCTTAATTAAGTCGAACCAAGTCGTGAAAAGAGCCTGTTGCTGTGCCTCAAACGTATTCATTTCCTGTGTGTACTTGTTCTTGAGTGCGCCTACGTCCGCATTTGCAGTAGCCTGTAAGTTATCGAGATAAATCTCGAAAGCCTCCAAGTCTTGATTTGAGGCACTCTGAAATAATGATTTCTGTGTGTTGAAATAAATCTGAAATGCCTCGTACAAGTCTGTTCCCTGCTCGACCATACTCATAAGGGTATTCAACGCCTCATTCATACGGTTTGCGTCCCTCGCACCAAAGAACGACTTTTCTTTTTGTGAGTACACAGTCACGTCCTCAAATGAAACTGTCCCGTCTTGGTTCTCTATCTGATTAAACCTTTTGAGACCGCTCCACACCGCGTCTGTGTAATCAACAGGTAATAATTCCCATGCCATTTAGAAAATTCCTCCTTTCATTCCAAAATTCCATGTGAACGTCCTCCTGCCGTCGCTTTGGTTGTGAAGTTTGTCGTACAAGTCCAATATTGCGCTCTCGAGCCTGTTCAATTCCGTATAGGTCGGGGTGTTACCGTTTGCGTTATAAATAGGCTTGTCGCCATAGGACTCATGGAGAGTATTGAGATTGATCGTCTCGAGATTGTCCTCGAGTTGATTGATCTCGTCTGCGTAATAGTAGTCACCCATAGCCTTGTCACCGCTCGGGGAAACTATATTGAACTCGTCGTACATAGTGATAGCCAAATCGCGCAGATAAGCGAGGTTATTCTTAATACGGTTGTAATCTACGGCATTGAACCTGTCCCCCTCATAGAGACCTGTCGTAGCACTTATTCCACCGTACCAATCTGTTTTAGGTGTCTGCCATGCCATACCTTAATATCCTCCTGTTCTTCTTGCTGTGATCTTGCCACTAAACGCGCCGTTAAAGTTAATCGTCTGACGGTAGATATTTACTTTCATACCGTCGTAGAACTCGTTTTCTTGATAAACAATGTCGTTTACGTCTATCTCGGGGAAACCACGGTTGTCATACTCATACTCGATACCCGAGGTGTAGTAGTCACCAAGCCACTCGGCGAGGTCTTGAGCCATTGTCATATCAGATATAAGCGGGTTCTCCCATTTGACTGTCTTACCTCTCTCATGGAGAGAATTTACAGCGTATCGCTCGACGATCTTGTATCTATATCCAAATACCTCAAAGCGGGCATTTGACACGGTAGAGGTAAAGCGGACAGTAACAAAGTAGTTGCCGGACTCTACAATCGTGACACCTGTGGTAGCGTCATTCAGTTTAGCCACAAAGCCGTAGGACGGTTCGCCTACAAAATAGGTTCTGACTTCTCCTGCGGCGAAATCTGCCTCCTCACTTATGAGACTTTCCTGCTGTGTGCCGTTCTGATATTGATAACAAGGTACGATTACTTCCTTGACAAGTTCCTGCTTAATTGCTTTAGGAGAGGAGGTCATATCGGCTCTCTCCATTGTGAAATCCGTAATATCTCCAAAAGCAAAGTAATTGAGAATGATACGGTTATAAGGTTCTGCGGTAGCCGTGAACTCGACTTCCATTTTGTCGAAATCGTCGAAATCGTGAATAATAACAAGTGTTTTCTCGATTTCTTCCTCGACCTCATATTCCTCGACAAGATCACCGTTGTTATAGGTTCTTATCGTAATTGCCGCAGGGAGAGCATTACCAAATACCATACGGAGACCGTAATACATACAAGCCGCCTCCTGCTGTAAGGTAATCATAGGATTTGTCTCAAACTTACAATTCTCGTCGGAGATCGCCGCAGAAACAAAACCTGTATAAATACCTCTCTGCTGATTACGAGGCAGGAAGAACATAGCACCGTCTACGGTTGCATACTCGGAGGCAAGAGTAGCGTACTCCTGCTTTGCGTCCTCCTCGAGAACCGCGCCTATGCTTGAGTAGTCCGTCTCGTCGTTACATGAGATCGTCTTGTCCGGCGCAAAGTTCGATTTAATCGAGATACCGCCATTACGAGTCTGCATGAGAGTACAACGACACGCATTTGCTATGATCTGTAATGCCTGTTTGTGAGGAACTCGAGGCATAGGATTTTTCGTATAAAGTGTCTTGAGGTGAGGGTCAATGTAGTAGTTCGTTTCTCCTGCGTCCTCAAGAATGAGGATAGCGAGATCATAATAAGAAATACCGTTTGACCTATACTGACCTCTGTAATACTCGGTAGCCATATTACGGAAACGATCTTGACAACGGATTGTCGCTGTGAAATCGTCTGACTCCCACTCGGAACATAACAGGTGGTTTGCTTTTATCCATTCCACGTCTGTCGAGTCGGGCAGGGTAAGACCGTAATAAATATCCATTTCCTGTCCTGTCTCGAGAAAGTTGATAGCCGACCGAGGATTGTCTACGTTGAAATAATGATCGTAGTTCTTGAGCGTTACCGAGAAATCAATCTGCGGTATGTCTGCACCGATCGGAGAGACATAAGACTCAAGAGAGGAGTCCATAACCGAGTCATTGTAGTAAACCAAGCCGTAACCAAATCTGATAGAGTAGATACGGAGACGGGACACCTCATTTTTCATGCGATAGAATACGAGTTTTACGAAAGTGGTATGATACAAAACCTCCTCTGTCGTAAAGATCGCACTATCGTTGTCGCGGAACTCGATAACCTGTCCGTCCGCGCCGATCATATCGAAATCAATCGGATAATTCTCTCCGAAATTGATCGTGATACCCTTGAAATCCGTAGGCAGGGTATTAAGTTGAATTGTCAACTCATACTGTCCCTCGGAAACGAGATCACGTCCTACAAGTCCTGTGTCATAATATGCGTTCGAGGTGTTCTGCCGAGGCAGGAAGAACATAGAGCCGTCCACCTTGGCAAAATCCTCCTCGAGAGTTGCATAGATTGTGTCGTCGTAATGCTGTCCGAAAAGGCTTGCGGTGTTGGAGAAATAGGTAAAGTCACCCTCACCTATACTCGCTTTCGCCTGTGCCTCTTGGTTTACAAGTCCGAACGAAATCATTATGAAAGCACGGTCTCGGAGAGACTTCTTTATGCCTTGTTTGTATGCTTTCGAGACTTTTTGCATTGACTAAATATCTCCTTTACATAGTGCCGCAGGATATAAAATATCTGCTTTAAGTAAGGGTGTTTCTCCCGTGGGTAGATCATTGTCATTCTCCCGTGTCAACCAAGTTTACCTTGCAATTCCTGTAAAACCTCGGGTGTCCGTTTTCGTCTACCCAATATTCCTCTCCCTGCCTGTCGCCGCAGTACATTTTCACGGTCTTTGGATTGCCGGACACAGGGTCTTGGAAAGTCACATAAAAGAAAAAGTTTTTCATGGACTGCAAAATCCTATTCCATTGTTCCGCCGAGAGCCACGCCCACTCTAACCCGTCAATCTTGTAAAGGTCTCGACCGATACGCTGACCCACAACAACGCCGTTTGCGTTTCTCCCTGCGTCAACTGCGGTCGAGACTATAACGTGTACGCCACGCTTGCAGGGAGGTAACTCATAACCGTTTATCGCTAAATATGCCATGTGCTACCTCCTTTATGCTCTGACAAACGAGTAACCGTCTGCCCTTTGCTGTGTAACAACCGCGTCTCTTACGGCACGGTTGCCAATCTGTACGTTTGTTACCTCGGCTTTGTCTGCCTGTCTCCTTGTGTCCTCTGCGATCTGTGTCATAGTAGGCTGTAAGTACTGTTCGTAGAACTCCTGCATACCCTCCTTGAAACCTGTCGCTGTGAATGAGGAATGAGACTGTACGTCTGCCGATACTGCCTTGGTGAAATCGTCGGTGTTGTAGTACTTGAGGGAGGAAGTATCAACTGCAAAATCCATTGTAGGAGCGTCGAAATTATTGATACTACCGAGCCACTTATCCATTGTCTTTACGGAGGCGGGTATCATATCCTCGACACCGATATTAAATCCCTCTACTACGAAAGCACCGATTTTCTTAAATGCTCGAGACGGTGAACTTTCCTCTGTTCCCTCTTTACCTTTGTCGATTATGGATTTACCGAAATCCTTAATCTTTTGCATAGCCTTGTCCCAAAGAGCGGACACACCGTCGATAAATCCCTGTATTACGTTCTTACCAATGTCGGTGAACTGTGACACGAGAGTATTCTGTCCGTCGGGTTTCTCAAACCAACCCCTCACGGCATTACCGAACGATTGCATTGTGGACTGTGCTGTGGAGTAGTAACTGCTTACCTTGTTCTTAAAGCCGTCTACTACGTTCTTTGCAAAATCAGAGAACTTTGTAGCGTTGACTGCACCATAGGAATTACCTGTAAATCTCTCCTTAATATCACTCGCCCAAGTACTGATTGCCGAGCGAACTGTAGTATAAGTACTGCTCACCTTATCCTTAAAGCCGGAGATCACGTTGCTTGCATACTGCCCGAACGTCGTGTTGTTGATAGCACCGAGGGACGGATTGATAAATCTATCCTTAATGTCGCTCGCCCAAGTCTGAATTGAGGTACGAACGGTTGTATAAGTGTTGGTGATCTTATCCTTAAAGCCGGAGATCGTATTCTGTGCGTACTTTGCGAACTCTGTCACATTGATTGCACCGAGAGAGGAGTTAGTAAAGTAGTTCTTAATGTCGCTCGTCCATGTGGAGATTGCGCTCCTCACGGTCGTATAAGTACCGCTTACCTTGTCCTTAAAGCCTTTTACTACGTCGCTTGCAGTAGTTTTGAACTTACCTACAATACCGCTCTCACCGCTACCCTCAAACCAAGAGAGTACTTTTCCGGCAAAATCTGTCATGGTAGTTTTTACTGCATTGAACTTATCCTGCACACCGACGATCAAACCGTCTGCCGAGAACTCACCCACGGTAGCAAACTCCTTGGACGGAGACGCGATACCGAGTGCGTCCTTAAATCCCTGTACGAAACCACTACAGAAATCCTTAACTCCGCTTTTAAGTGACTCCCAAGCATTTTTGATACCGTTGAGCAGTCCGTTAATTATGTCTGTACCCAAATCGTAGAGTTTTTGAGGCAATTCCTTAAAGAAATCGACAATCGCTGTGATGATCTTGGGTACTACCTCTTTGACCTTGGTAATCATATCGTTCGCCCAAGTAGCGACTTTATTTACCGCATTTTTGATAGCGTTGTAGATTTTCTCGGGGAGACCCGCAAACCATTGTTGAACAGAGGTGATAATCTGCTGTACCTTGGTCTTAAAGGCGTTCCACATATTTTGTCCCCAAGTCATTACCTTTGTAACCGCAGAGGCTATCGCGTTCTGAATTTTCGCAGGAAGTTCCGCGAACCACTTACGGATATTCTCGACTGTTTCGGGTATCTTGACTTTCAGATAGTTCGCTGTATCAACCACCCATTTCACGATTGCGCCAAGGGCATAACCGAGAGCGTAACCGATTTTTCCGGGCAATTCTGAAAACCATTTACCGATTGCGGCGATAACCGCTTTGATCTTGTCGGGTATGCTCTGCATGAAAGTAACGATTGCCGTCCACTTTTCTACAAAGAATTGCTTGATAGCGTCGATTTTCTGACCGAACCAAGCGGGTATTCCTTGGAAGAACGGAACAACCGTACCCGTCCACCAACCTGTGATACGAGACCATACTCCCGACCACCATTCTTTGATAGCGTCCCAATTCTGCACGATTGCGATAATACCGTCTGTAATAAGACCGACCGCAAGTCCGATAAGTGCGCCAATTCCCGCTCCAATCGGTCCTCCTAAAGCACCGATCATAGCACCGATACCCGCTCCTGCAAGGGTAGCACCACCACCGATAAGCATACCGTTGAGCCAATTCAGTTTATTTTTGATAGCGTCCCAAATACCTACAAAGTAGAGACCTATTCCTGTGACTGCCGCCGCGAGACCGCCTAAAATTCCTGCGCCAAGAGCCGCCGCTCCTTTTGTTCCGATCTCGATAAAGAGAGCCGGATTGAGTAACTTAATGAGGAGAGGTGCTATCTTTGCTCCTGCGACTGCCGCGCCGAGGGAGGTGGTAATTGCACCTACGATCATGCCTCCAAAGTTAAACTCATTGACCTTATCCTTGAGCGCGTCTCGGATAGCCAAGACAAGGAGGCTCACACCCGTTACGACTGCACCGATAGCCGCTCCCAAGCCACCAAAGGCAAGATAGAGACCGCCGATAATTGCCGCCATAGACGCGAGCAGGATAATAGTATTCTCCAAATCCATACCATTAACCCAAGCGTTCCAATACTCGAGGATATAAGCAACCGCGCCTCCGATAGCGAGAGCAAGTCCCGTTATCTGACTCAATCCGAGTTTCAATAGTCCCAAATCTTTTAAGAACTTGAGCAACTTCCACGCGGCTATTCCTGCGGCGATACCCGCAACGATAGTTAAAATGTCATACAGACGGGTTTTCATAAAGTCCGCCCAATTCTCGATCTTTTTATTGAGACCGAGCCAATCAAGCAGTTTGTCTATGATACCCTGTATCTTGTCCTGTACGTCTCCAAGGAAATCGTACTCGGGGAGAGGGAAGTCGAAACCGCCTCCTCCAATATCACCGAGACCGTTATCTTTTTTCTTTTTGCCACTACCCGAACCGTCGTCCTCGTCGGGAGGGGAGATAATATTTAACTCGTCGATACCGAGGAGGGCATTTTTAACCTCTTTTGCCTTTTTAGCGGCATTTCCGAGAGAGTCCTCTGCATCTCCGAGACTGTCGGCAACGTCACCCGCCGACCCTGCCGCGCCACTTAAACCTTTACCAAACTCGACCGTAGGAATTTTAATACCGAAAAATCCTGCGATAATCTCCGCGATCATTCTCAATACTTTTGCGACTGCGATCAAATAGGGCAGAACTGCGTTCAAGATAGGAATAAACAGATTACCCCAAGCACGAGCGCATTGTGTGATCTGTGCCTGTAAGATACGGAGTTGGTTTGCCGGAGCGTCGATTGTACGAGCCATATCGCCTTGAGCGTCCTTAACCTGTGTCATAATAGCGTAGTAGCGGAGTTCCGCTTTTTCTGCCTGTGTCATAGCAGAGACCTTTTTCTCGATACCGAGTGTATATGCCTCCTGCTGTAAACGGGCAACGGACAGGTCATAACCAAGCCTACGGAGAGGCTCAAGTTCTCCGGCGATACCCGACTGTAGTTTAGTCATAGCGTCCTCAAAGGAGATATTGTAGAATGAGGAAATATCATAACCCAACTGCGTGAGGTTTTTCGACATTTTGTAGGCTCTGTCCTCAACTACACCAAAACCTTTGATGATCGTATTGAAAATACCCTCGTTACGCATAAACTCGGCGGGGTCAAGTCCAAGGACTTCACTTACCTTTTCTGCGTACTTGCTTGCCTCCTCTGCATATTTACCCATTGAAACCGTAAAGAGGTTCATATCCTCAATGTACTTGTTCGCTTGGTTAATCATGCTTGCGATCACACGTCCTGCGGCGCGTACCATATTGATAGCGATAGCAAGTTTAGCCGCCAAGTTCACATAACTCTTGGAGGCTTTTTCATTACTCTTTGAGAGGTTGTTTGTCGTCTTGATAAGTCTCTGAATACGGTTCGGGAAAGCCGCGAACCCTGCCGCGATCTTACCCATGTTGTCGGCAAGAGGACGCATAGCGTCTGACAACTGCTGTATCTGCGCGGTGAGACTCTTAATATCTATGTTTTTAAGACCCTGTAATGCCTGTGGGAGTCTTGTTAATTGCGAAATGAATGAGTTGAGGTTAGATTTACCGATAGTAGATAAAGGCTGTAATGCCGTAACCAACTCGGAAACCTTACCAAAATCAACACCGTTCAAAGACTGTACGGCGTTGCCAATGTTCTGTATCTGCGGAGCAATAGAGGACGAGAGTTTTATGTTGCTCGCACCCTGTAATTTCTGTAGGGCATAACCAAAATCAGAGAGTTTCCCTGCATTTGCCCTGCTCACAGCAGATAAGGCGGTGTTGAGTTTAGATAACTGATTTGTTACCGACGTTAAACCCAACCCGCCCTTGGTTGCTGACTTCAATTTCTCAAGAGAGGCGGAAAGTGCGTCGATACCACTTGCGGCGGTTTGGGAACTCGCCTCAACCTCAATTTTAAGTTGGTCGATTGTCATATCGCTCATGTATTCTCACTTCCTCTCTCGAATTGCTTATTATGTTTTGCTATGAAACCCGCCATGCGCGTGAGTCCCTTTTCATAAACCTTACGTTCTTTTTCCTCCCGCTTACGACGTTCTTGTTCCTCCGTAATAGATAACGGCTGTTCAAGGTACGGAACAGGTTTTGTCCCGCGTTTCGCAAAAGCGTGTAGTATAGGAGATACCCTTGTGAGTGCCTCATAGAAATAAGCACCTTGTAACCATAGTTGCGTGTTCATTTTGTCACGCCGTATCTCCTCGGCTTTGCGGTAAAATACCACCAACGTACTGTCCTCGTCCCAATACTGCTCGTAGGTCATTCCTATCGACAAATAGTAAGGAAACAACTCCTCGAACTTCTCGTGATAAGAATTGAGGGGAGCAGGAGCAGAACCCCTACTCCCCTCGTAGGAGGACAGCGACCTCTCGTCTCTTACCAAGTCGCCGTCCAATTCACGTTTTTTGGCGACTTATCGGGTTCGTCTACGAGAGCCATGATCGGCTCATTATACATTTCCGCTAACTTCCCGATTAAATCTTCCTTGTTGGTAAGATTTGCAAAAATCTCGTCGATCACTTCCTGCTTTTCAAAGCGGTGGTGAGCGAGAAATGCTCCTCTGAATAACTCGGGCAGGGTACTCATAGGCTTATCGGTGATCTGTGACGCGATAAATCCCTTTTTCTCCATTTCCGTTACTGTCTTACGAGTAAACTCAAGGGTATATTCCTTTTCGTTGTACTCAAACTTCAACTGCTTTGCCATTGTTCTGTCCTCCTTAAACTTTGGAAATTGTTTTATAAGCAGGGGCGTTCTCTCCTACAAGAACGCCCGCCGCCTTGTTACCGCTTACGCGCCTACCGTGATAGGTGTAGAGGGTGCGATAGTGATAGTCATATCAACGACCTCATTTACGCCACCGCCCACAGGGAATACGGATAACTGACCCTTGAACTCGAACTTACCGTCCGAACCGTCGGGAGTGAGTACTCCGCCGGACTCTGTTCCACCGAACCAAACTGCGAAATCCTTTTCCTCGCCCTCCATAGCCTTGAGGGAAGTAAAGTCTGCCTTGGTGTAGTTCGCTGTGAACTCGAGTGCGTCAAGGGACTGAATACCCGGAATGTATGTCTGCATATTATCAGACAGGGTAGTTGTCTCGAGCATTTCCGGCGCACCACCGAGATCGGGGAAGTCCTTAATGTCGATCAACTTTGAGTAAGTGTCGTTACTACCCTTTACCATGAGAAAAATCTTGTAAGTTGAAATAGCCATAACTTTTTACCTCCTGTAAATTGTGTGATCTCTGCCTATGACGGCTCTGTACCGTCCAAGCATACGATAAATTGTTGCGTCATTTTGGTTTGGGACAGGTTCTAACATTCTGCGAGTGAAATTTAACTCTGCAAAAACGTCGTCTACGAGAGCGGCAATAGCCTTACACTCTGACTTTTTACCTGTCTTTTTGTTCGAGTAGACGTTGACCTCGTATGTGACCGCCGCATGATTTTCAACCATGCTCTCGGTCTGTGAATTACGATAAGTAGCATTGTCGATCTCCACGATTGAGACTGCCGGAAAAGTGGACGGAGCGGCAACGTACTCACCTGTAATAAAGGCTTTCGGAAAAACCTCTCTGACTTTCGCCTGTATAGCGTTAAAGATTTCGCTCTCCGCGTCTATCATGTAAAGACCTCCTTTGCAATCTCGGCTATGTGGTCGGTAACTAACTTCATTGAGTTATACATAGGCATTGTCGCGGGTGTTCCGTGTGTTAAATGGAGTTCTCCGTCCTCGTCACGAAATCCCCATGTTGACTTTTTACCCATTCCTTTACCGTAGCCGCCTATCGTCATACCGAGTTCTGCACCCTTGGGGTGAGGAGAAGTGCCGGACGAACCGTTATGATAAACACCCGCTCCAAACTCTACCCAAACTGCGTCTGTTCCGTTTGCGATTACCACAGTCAAGTCGCCCTCGTGTGAGTAGCCTACCGTGACCTCGGCGTATTTCTTACCTCCCTTGAGGAGATCGTCAACTATCGCTCCCGTAAATCCGCTTTGCGCGTTTGTGGCGATCTCTGCCGCAAGCCTATCGCGCAATATTTCGGTCTTGCGTTGGATTTCTCGCTTATAATCTGCGAGTTCCTTTATCGCCCTATCAATTTCGCTTTCCGACAACCCAAATTTGATTACTGTCTTACCCACTTACCTTTACCTTGCTTATTGCATACGACACACTATTGAGACTCCGCGCTACCTTTTTCACGATATAATCGTGAGGGGTAACAACCTCGCCGTCCTCATTGAGAGCAAGTGCGCCGTGTTCGTCAAGTTCCGGCTCTGTATCAACCCATAAGATTGAGTACTCGTCGATAGCAGGAGCGTTGTTATCCATAACAATCACCTTGTCGTAGGACTCGTCCTCTCCAAACTGCCGACTCATGGTCTCGCCCTTGGCGGCTGATATGTTGGCAAAACACTCGGTAGGGTTGCCGTGGGTTACTTCATGTTCGCCTGTAACATTTCCATACTCGTCGATAATGTCCGTTCTGCCCTCATAGAGAGCGTAGAAGAAACGAACTTTGTTCCGCTCCATACATTTCATTACTCGCCCTCCTCACTTGAGAATGTCCCACAATGAGGAACGATCGTGCGTAGCATTGAGGTAGGAATATCGGCTTTTTCATAGGTTCGGGAAATCCCGTTCTCCGTATGTGAAACCTCACCCTCTGCACCACGCTTATTGAGCATATATGCCGCGATCTCAACCTGTAAGAAATCATACTTTACAGGAACTTCCGTAATGTCGTCTCTGTACGGATATGCCTTGGCTATGATCTTACGTCCCGCAAGATTAAGATAAGCGGACAACACGTCGTCACTATCAGAGTCGCCGACCATAGCCTTTAGGTTTGTCAACTTTTCTGCGTCTGTCATGCCGCCCGCCTCCTTTCATTCTTACGCAACTGTGATCTCGTAGTAACCGAGAGACTTGGGATTTGCGCCCTCTGCGGGTTCAACCTCAACGTAGCCGAGTCCGCTTGCCTCGTAGTAAGTCTTGCCGGAAGTAACAGTAGTATCGGTTGTAACTGCGGCTGTTGCTCCTGCAAGGAGTTTAACTGCCTTACGCTCGTCGGTGAGTGCGGCAACATAATACTTACGAGAGAAAATAGTATTGAGACGGATATTTGCGTCGTCACTATTTCTCTGTGCCTGTTCGATCTCAACACCCTTTTTGTTGAAAAGGGTAACTGCACTCTTAACACCGACAATGATCGTTCCCTTAACCGCGTCCTTTTTGGTGTAAAGGTTTACTCCGGCAACTGTGCCTACATAACCTGTACGAGCAAAGGACTCAACGTACTTGAGTTCGTCCTTGAGTGCCTTACGGATAGCCGCAACGTCCGCAGGACAAACGAAAGCGAAAGCGAAAATGCTCTCGGGGTCATTGTCTGTACCCTCTACGTTCATCATGGAAACTGCGTCTGCGAAACCGTCGAAACCGAAAGCAGAAACAGGAACTACCATAGTAGCCTTATTGAACTCACCGAAAATATCTGCATTTACGGTGTTGAACATATCAGTACCCATGTGACGAACACCTACAGGCACGAGCATAGGGTCGGTCATAGCCTGTTCGTCGTAGTACTGAAATCTGTTCTGTGCCATAGCGATACGGTACTCTCTCTGACCGTAAGAAACTTCAATGCTCTGTGTGTTTCCTGCACCCATAGCGAGTTTCTGTGTTGCGCTTGTAGCACGGTATCTGTTGATCTTCTTGAGCATACCTGCCTCGCCTACAAGATCGTTGTCAACCTTGCAGAACTGCTGTAAGTCAAGGTGGGAATTGTACTGATCTTCAACCTCATTTGCGAGGAAGAAATTGTCATAAATTGTATGAGACATTATTCATTACCTCCTGTATCGTTTGTATAGAGTTCTTTGTACTCCTCGGGGTGTTCCTGTGAGAATTTCATTCTCTCCGCAGGAGACATTTCCCGTAACTGTTTGAGTGTCATTGTCTTGGAGTCTCCGTCGCCTGTAGGCTTGGGGGTCTCCTTGAGGACTTCCGCACGCACACGCTTTTCTACCGCGTCAAGGTGCTTTTTCTGATTTGCAAACACCTTATCGAGATTGCCGTCCGCCATAGCCTCGGCTGTTTCGTCTGCAAGTTTTTCCTCATAACCGAGACCGAGCAACTTTGCCTTGTTCTTTGAAACTGTGGACTCGCGCAGGAGAGCGTCATACTTTTTCTGTAATTCCTCTCTCTGTTCCTGTTCCTCCTGTTTCTGCCTCTCGTCCTCCGACAACTTTTCCGATAACTCCTTTTTCTTTGCGGCAAGTTCGGAGGCGGTCTTATCAAACTGCTCCTTGCTTACATAGCCGGAATAATCGGGGTCGGGTACGTCGAAAGCCTCCAAAGCCTTGAGTTTCTCCTCTGCGGTCATATCCGCATAACCCTCAATCTGCGTTACGTCAATCTTTGCCATGTTAAAATCCTCCTTTGCGTTTTACGGGGTTTTCTCTAACCCATGTTTGCGTTATTTAAGTCGTTCTCTCGACTCTTGCGAATTTTGTAAGGCGATTTCTCTACCGCCGATATTAGTAAGGCTTTCGCCCTATATCCATGAGTATTTGATAGTTCCTCAATCTACAGAGGACTATCAACATTAGCGTAATCATTACGCCTCCTCGCCGTCCGAGGCAGGATTGTCGTCCTCCTCGTCGGTTTCCGCTCCAAATCTCTCGGCGTTCTTTTCCTGCTGTTCCTCGTAATACTTCATAGAGAGAGCATAAGCACCCTCCGCGTCGGAGAACATTCCGCAGGACTCGTAAGCCAACTGTGGGTGAATTTTCGGGTTCTTGAGCATAGTATCAAGCACCTGTGCTTTACTCTGAATGTTCTCGTAGTTCCTACGAGTGAACTTCATTTCAATATCTGCAAGGTGGAGATCAATGTCAGAGAGTTCGCGGCAAATCCGCAGAACCAACTTGAGCATTTTCTTTTCCGCCTTTTTGAATATATGCTCGGAGTCTTTTGCGCGTGCCTCTGCGAGCGACCAACCGTCACGCAGGAGAACCGCCGCGCCTGTATCACTTGTGGAAGTACCTCCGTTACGGTTAGGCATACCACAAATGGTGAGAATTGCTTGGTAGCAATCGTCTTTAAGAGTCTGTGACTGCTGTTGGTTGAGGTCTGTAGTAACCACACCAACGTCGGCAGTCTGACCGTCTACGGACTTAACCTTGATTGCACCAAGTTTCATAAAGTCCTCATATTCCTCTTTTGAAATATCGCAGTTTACGAACTTGATAAACGCCTGTATTACCTGTTCGATACCGTCCATACGGTTTGACTCGATATTGTTCATAGCGTCAAGGAGCGGGAGAACGATCTCAAATGAACCGAGTCTCGCATTGTTCGCCGGATATTCAAAAATAGGTATCATTCCGAGAGCATGAGGTTTACTCTTTTCCTTGTCGATAAGAGTGTCCTTAATCTCGTAATAGTAGTTTTCCGTGTAGATAGAGTAGGTTGTCACCTGTGTATCGTCGTCAAGACAATACTTAACCGCCATGAGAGGCTTGTTTCCGATCTCGGTGGAATAAACCACAAAAGTATCTCTCGGGTCGAGAGTGTATAACTCGAACGGACACTCGTCCTCGTCGCCTTTTTCGTCCGGCAGAACCAAACGGAAAGCAGTACCACATATCATTTGCCACTCAACGATCTCTTGGTCTTGAGCGGCTTTATCCTCGGAGAACATCAACTCATTAAGACGGGTAATAGCCTTTACAGTCTCGTCCTTGCCACTTCTGCACACATACTGAATAGGCTCACCACAGAGATAACCAACCTTAAAGGAAACGATCTCATTTGCTCTGTTCTCAACAACCGTATTACAAATCTCGGGACGGACTGTCTTTACACGGTTGAGAATAGGCTGTTTACCCTTGTAGTAATTCCAAAGATAATCAATCTCGGAACGGTTCTTACTGTGTTTCTCTAACGCTTTAAGGAGTACGTCTACGACGTTATCCTGTGTGATCTCGCTCACACTTGACTTTATAACCCTACGACCGAACATTTGTCGGGTCTGTGCTGTAGGTTTTGACTCGTCAATCTGATTTGCCATGCCGTTTCTCCTCTCCACGCAAAATAGGCGTATATTCACAGGGACGATCTCTCGTCCGCGTAAACATACGCCTACTCATAGTTATAATATTTTACCCTTTTAAGAGTAACACAAGTTATTGTTGTTTGTCAACATAATATCCACAAGATATTGTGGAAAAAGTGAATAATTTATCACCAAGGTCTTTGGAATATCTCGACTTTCATTCCGCCAAGAGATTGAGCATACTCCGCAAGCATAGCCATACCGTCGGGAACGTCGTCATGCTTATTCTTACCCGCCACAGTATAGGTCGTGAGCATATCAATCATTTTGCCGTAATCAGACCTTTTTTCAAAGAGCGAGTCGTCCTTAAAGAGACAATGCTCCTTAACCCACGCAGAATTGACAATGATCTTTGTCTCCTTGTTGGCGGTCGTGAACTTTGTCGTGATATGAGTAATGCCGCCTCGTTTCTTGACTTCCTCCTGTATCTTTTCTGCGACCCTGCGTCCGGCAGAGTTCGACTCAAACCTACAAGACTGCACCTTGTCTCTCACGAGGAGATCAACAAGTCTCGCGTCTACCACGTTCGGGAGTCCATTATCGCAAATACAATCGTCAATATAGTAGTCCTGCCCGTACACATACGCCGCAGGGAGAAAAGCGTAGTCCTTACCCTTATCCTTGGTGTCACAGATACCTATAATTGCGTCGGGTTGCTCCTGCGGAAGTTCAAAGTACCGCCTCAACTCGTCCCTGCTGTAAACGAGTCCCTCACGCTCAATAGGCTCATTCATATAAAGCGCACGCCAACTCGCCTCGTCCATGATCTCACGCTGTTCGTGATAGAACTTGGTAGAGAACCCGACACCATAAGCATAATCAAAATTAGACTCGTCCTTATCATTAAGAGCGGGAATGACAATAAACTTTGCCCTGTCACTATCTCCGTATTCCTGCTCAAGCCGTCCAATAACGTCGTGAACACTCCAACGGGTAGCGATATGCAATTCTTTACAATCGTCACCGATCTTACGTTGCCGGAGGTCTGTAGTATAGGTTTCCCATAACTTATCAAGTCGCTCCTTGCTCAATGCCACCTCAATACCACTTACAAGGTCGTCACAGTAGAGCAGAGTAGCCGCTCTGTAAAGTCCGGCATTACCTGTACCTATGGACGTAAACTCGAGTGTCTCAAACCTCTGTCTCTTATCAATGTCTATACGACAATCCTTTGCATTTGTATTTGAGACAGAGAGAGTAGGGAACACGTCATGCCACAGGTAGTCACCGTTCGCGTCCAAAATACGCAAACACTCGTCATACACACCTCTTACAAATGAGTTTGAGTGAGAACCCGTAAGCATAGGCTTGTTCGGGTACTTTCCTGCAAGCCAAGTAAGATAGAATATAGCAAGAGTCGTCTTACCCGACCCCGGTGGGAGAGATATAGCCAAGAGATCAAGTTTATCGTCTGCCAACTCCTGTAATGCGTCCACAACCTGTTTAAGTATCTTACGCCTTGGGACATAAAACTTCTTGTCCGGCTCTCTATTCCACTCCACATACAAAAGATATGAGTCAAAATCCTCGGGAGCGGCAAACAAGCAGACACGCCTATGTAGATCAAATACCTTTACAAGAAAATCCTCGTCGTTAGAGTGCTTAATTGCCTCCTCACAAAAAGCAGAGAGTTTACGCAAATAAGTAAGAGCCGTCTCTTTATCTGTCTGCATGGTCTCCCTGCACATAAAATACAAATCCTCGTAAGGTTGAAAGTCCTGCGGTGTCTTTTTAATTTTTGCCGCGATTTTTTCAAGTATC